GTTGATTCAGCAATACCATGTTTTGCCATATTTAAAATCCTCCTTAATCTACAAAACCATCAAACAAATGTCCGTATCTGTTTGTGAGTTCATTTTCTGTGCTATATTTATTTACATTGGTTGAAGTTGGGTTATATGAAAATGTCTTTTTGGTATTAGAATTCATGAGTACATCACCACATAGCATTGTGAGATCGCTATCGAGCTTTTCTAAATCGACATCTTCATAATTTTCAAGTTTTGCTTTGAAATAAATAAACTCTGGAGATTTACCGATTTTCTTTTCAAATCGTTCCAGAGTTTCTTTAACGGATTCGATATGAGATTGTTTTGCCTTTTCCGCTTCAATAGCTTCAAACTTATCAAGTTTTTCTTTTACTACTGAATAAGAATTTTGCAAGGTTTCAAAATCGCCTTGTAATTTTGTGTACTTTGTTTCTATTTCACCAGAAACTTCTTTGATTTTTTCATCTAGCTTTATCTGATAATCTGTAGCATACTTTTTACTCAAAGTATCATTGATTTCATTATAAATTGCAGTTAGATGTGAAACTTCCTCAGCCTTTTCTGTAAAAGTAATGTCACCCTCTGTTTTTGTATTCCAATTAATGACTGGATCACCGTCATTAGAATTTACATACTCAACAGAGTAAAGTTTGTATCCATCTTCTTTATCAAACACATAAATCTTATTTTCATCTGCTGATAAAAGTTCATATTTGACACAATCATTACCTTCACATTTAATGTCTGAAAGAAGAGCAGTAAACTTAGTTAAATCCATTTTATTTTCTCCTTCCATATGTGGATTGTTATTTGTTGCATTATTTTGAACAGTGGCAGTAGTACCATCTGATTCATACTGTTTTAATTTTTCTAACATCAGTTCAAAGTTCTGTTTGAATTTTGATTCATCAATAGAAAATTTCTTGACTTGTGAAGATTCAAAACACGGTTCCTGATTTTTGTTGTTACCATCAGTTCCAGAACTGTCACGTTTGTTTAAGAGACATAATGCAGACATATGAAAATCATGTACAACAACATAACCGTCAGAATCCGTTTCACATGAGTCAAATACTATTTCCATTGATTGATTGAAATAAATTTCATCGTTGTATGATGCTTCCATAATTGGATAACGATGTGACCATAAAATAACATCAACGGAAAAATATTTTCTCTGTATTCCTGATTTTTCTGTAATTAAATCTTTTGATGGATTACAATCTTCTGGAATTACTCCATATGGAATTGTTTCATCAATAAAATCAATTCCTTCATTACTAAGAATTATTTTTCTATCATGTGAACCCACGTAGAAATTTCCGTCATCATCCTTCATGAGATGCGCTACTACTGGAATATTTGCATATCCTTTTCTAGCAATAAATTTATCTAATGCTTCTTCTGTAATATTTGAATAGTTTCTATTGCGCCCAGTGTAAAACACACTACATCGACAACGTGTAAAATCTTCATTCAAAACTTCAAAATTAGAAAATTTTGCAGTCATTTCAATATTTTTTAATTCTTGATTATTCAATTGGTACTTATCCTCCTTTCTCAAAAATTCACTGTTGAACTAATAAAAAAAGAACTTTTCTCAAATTTTGAGTTAAGTTCTTGCATAAATTCATTCGTCTGTATAAATACGAACACCTCTTTATTATCAATGTTCCTTTTTGTATATTTAAAACCACATTGCTGTAACTGTTCAGCTTTCTGTGGATCTAAAATCAATACTTCACCGATATTAAATCACCTACTTTCTCAGATACGATTATCTGTTTTGTTGGAATCATTACCTCTTTGTACGTCTGTTGTTTTACTAATTTCAGTCTCGTCCATCATAGGTCTTCCTCCGCTATCTGAAGAATCATCCGATTGAGTGTATGAAGATTTTAGCGGTTGCCAACTATCAAAAATATCTCCCAATATAGAATTTTCCAATATGGTATTTCCTAACATTTTCGCAGGATTTATTCCGCTAGAGGCAGCGAGTTTAGATTTATTAACAATAGACGCTTGTGCTAATTTAAGTTGTAAATCAATATTATCATTTACGTCAAAAATTGTTGTAGGAATAATATTGTATGCAAATTGATAATCAGTATAAATATATCCACGCAATTTCATCTGTAAATCAACCCATGCTTCTATCTGTCTGTATATTCTATATATGTCAGAAGAATCGACTTTCATAGATAGTTTTAACTCAGATCCACTTGAAGCAGAAGATATAAGTGCTTTTGAAACTCCGGCTTCACTATAATAATTTTCTACATTCTGCTCAACCTTATTTACATCATCAGCAACAGTAGATTTTGATTCTACAAGTTCCAAATCCATAGGAACAGGCACTACCCCGTAAGTCTCAGGAACCACATCTTTGACCATTCGTGTAAAATCAATAATAATTTCATCACCCATAGCAATCTGATCGTCATCATTTGTGGGTATTTTAAGATATATCAATTTATAAGCATCAGACTCAGATTTTGCCTTAGATAAATCTTTTGCGTCATCTATGTTTAATATTTCTGTTATAAGTCCCAGAAAAGGACTATATAAATATGTAAAATCATTATGGTATTTTAGGCACAGTGAATTTTCATAAGGAATCATAACCATATTATTTAATGATATTTCTTTTGATTCTTCAATTAGATTTTGCAATTCAGATGGTAATGTTTCATATATATTACCGTTTATCAAGCTTCTATTGATTGCAAATCCAAAAACATTACCTCCAATATTTTTTTTAATTTCACAATATGAACTATCAAGAAAATATACAGAAGTTTCGATATCATTTTCTACTATATATGCAAAACAAGCATCTTCAACAAATAATCTACGCATGATATCTGTAATATGATTGTCCAGTTTAAACTTATTCACTTGTGCAACATATTTATAGTAATTTGTTCTTATCTGTTTAGATAGCTTCTCATCTGGAAGATATGCCTTAACTGTTTTTGGCTCTAAATCGACAGTCCAATTTATAACTGCCATATTAACGAAATAATCTATAAGCCTTTTATAATATCCGCTTTTCAGATACATATATTTAGATAGTCTTATAATGTTTTTTCCATATCGTTCAGGATATTGAGCCATATTTAATATCTGATTACGTGTAAAACCACAAATACGATTATACTTAAAAGCACCTTTGTAGCTTAATTCACTGAGGCATAATCTTTTCAAACTCGCAAAGTTGAAAGTCGGTGATTGTCCATTTAGAAAACCTTCCACATTTTTTTTATCCGCTTGAAACTGTTCTTTTATTGCCATATTGTTATTTATATTTTCTTCGATGTTTGATCACCGCCTTTCTAGTGAGAATATAATTTGGGTTTTCTTGCAAGAGCAGTGAGAGAGGAGACATTGGTTAAAGGTTTCTTTTTTGCACCAAGCAAATCAAGTTCAAGTTGGTCTATAAAATAATTACCATATGAACAGGAACTATATCTGTCTTTACGATTACTACCTTTTTCGCTTATTTTAATAACACCAGTCTGCTGTGCTTTTTCATATACAAGTTCCGCACATTCATTAATTAATAATTGTGTCTCGATAAATGGCATTTCAAAATCTACAATATCACCGTCTTCTTTTCCGTGCATAATATCAAGATACTCTTTGTTTTGTTTTAACAATTCTTCTTTTGCTTCATTATAACTAATCAATAAATCAATATGTTTTTCGATTAGTCCTTTTCTAAAAGAATAAGCAATATCACTATTTAACTGTTGAGTTGCATTGATAGCATATATAACTTCTTTTGCATTTGTATTTTTTATCGCATTAGCATATGTAGAATTATTCATTGCCTTTAATGGATAATATTCAACTCCACGAGCCTCATCGTATATAGTTTTACCCAGTGTATAAAGTATCTGAAGACCACCATTGCGACAGTCGATACAGATATAATCAGCAGAGAAGTCTTCATATAATTGTCGTATTCTAATTGCTTGTGCAGTTGTATCACCTATTTGATTTGATTCAATATATGAAAATTCTCTTCTATATCCTTGCTTGACCTCTATCTCATTGTTATTATCTGTTTCGTAAGTCATTGTTTCTGGTATTGCTCTAATACAGCTATAAATTGAATTGTCATTCTGTTTACCTGCAACAAAAGCAATATCACATGATACAATTCTTATTTCACCGTCTTGTTTTGGAATATCATATTTATTTTTCTTTTTTAAACGCACATCATCAACTTTTCTTGGATAGAAAACTTGTTTTAATCGTTGGTTATCAGTTAACATTGAATAAGTAAAGAAAGCAGAAGTTGAGTCCTTGACCCTTAAATTTAAGAATTCTATTTTCCAAGTAATAGGATCTTGTTTCCTTTTTTCTTGTTGCATTTGACGCTGCGTTCTGATGTTATGTTTTAGCGTTATACTTTCATCAAATGCTAACATAACAGATCTTCCGTTAGACATCATATCTTCATATGCCTGGTCAACGAGATTCCACATCCAATGTACCCCACCATTTGTACTATCTGTATCAAACCATGATGAGCTAATATATATATCTACAGGATCTTCTTTCAAATCTTCAATAGAAGAATAAAATGGATCAATCATATATGGAGCTTGTCTAATAGTTTGAAATGGCGAGATTACACTATCATCAACTTCTTTATCAATTTGCCGAAATTCTTCTCGCACAGCATCAGTAGATCTTAAGCCTCTGGCAAATTGGTTTGCAGTAAAAACTTTTATTGTACTTCCATTATGAAAATAAACTATAGATTCATTTGCACTGTCTTTTATGTCTCGTATTTCTTTTCTTAACGCAGGAGACATATTCATTAATTCATTTTTTATTTTTTCGGATATAATAAGTTTGCTTTGTCCTCTGGTAGCTGAACCAAGTACAATACGGCTATTTGGCTTTATTATTGCTTTGCAACAAGCATACAAGGCAATAATAAATGATTTTGCAGCGGCACGAGACGCAACAATTACGATTAGTTGTGATATTCCCATGAGATAAAGTATAAGTTGCTGATAGATGTGTAATTTTATGCCCAGATAATCAATGGCTATTCTATGAAAATTCCTACGTAGGAAGGTACTCCATAGTAAAGTATTATGAACATTTTTAGGATTACTTAGAAAATGTGTAGATGGGAACTTTTTATAAAGATTTTGTTGCTTTTCATCTGCATAGACATTATTCATCTAAGTCACCAGATTTCTCTTTTACACAATATTCTGGATCACGATCATCCGTACCCATCATTAAATTTCGTAACGGACGCTTTACAAATCTTTCAAAATAACTTCCTAATCCATCAAAATCTTTATACAGTTCTTTATCTTTATAATATTCCTCGGGGGTGTATTGCGAAATAGTTGCTAACGTGACACCAAGACACTCATCTGCACTATTATCAATTTCTGCAACAGTTTTTAACCCTGCTTGTTTAAAAGTCTTTGCATATTGATCTGTTAATTTTACATATTTATCTGAATCGCCGTCTTTTAAGGCTTTAACCATAAGCATATTCAGATTGCACAAAGATTTTATAAATATCTCTTGATTATTATCTGCATTTGGATTATTTTTCTTGAGCATACGATAATGCTCGTCAAGATTTTTATAATCTGCTTCGGTAAAGCCAACACCCCATCTATCAACAGCAGAAGCAGTAATAGTAGATTCTTCGGATTTAGCTTGTTCACGAGAAGTAACAATATCATCTTGTTTTATAGAAAATTCATATTTAATAGTATCAATATCTGTAACACCAATAGAAGAAGTTTGACCTAAATTCTTTTTTGCTAAATAATGAGATATACGACTACGATCTGACGATATTTGCCTAGAAGCTACAACCGCATCTTCGTGAAAAAACCAACCAAATTGCATACACATGTGACGAATAGCTTTTATTTCATTCCCTTTATATAAAATACAAAGCTGTCTGTAATATTCATCTCTGCAAGAATTGCACATTGTTATATATCCATTATTTGCCTGATATATTAGAGATTTTGACATACTAAAATGACCCTTCTGGGAATCCCAAGAAGAGCCACATGTAGTACATTTATATTTTTTTTCAATTTTTTGATTAACCTGACTAATAGCAATATCATATTCTAAAGCTATATCATTTGGTGAAAATATAGCTTCTTTAGTAGTTTCTTCTCTACTTTTCTTTCCGTATGCTATGATAATCACCTCCAATTTTAAATAGCAATGTTTGTATTAATATTATAGAAAGACCATGTTTTCTTACCTGCACTTTTTCTTTTTCCGTTACAGCATTGACTAATAGAAGTAGGATTAATATCATAATATCTACCAGCTTCTGAAATACTTGAAAATACCTTTCTTGTTTCTAAGCATATACAAGATTTTGATGTTTTCTCTTTCATCTTTACGAAACTTTTCTCATATTCTTTTTTAGGTTTATATGTGCAGTAATGATTTATTGCACCTCTATTTAAATAACCTCTTATAGTATCCATACAAAGACCAAAGTTATGTGCAATATTATCAATGGTTTCACCATCATTCCACATTTTGCAAGATTCTAAGAAATATGATTTTTCACATTTTATCAAGATTTCTTTCCAATCAATATTAGAAAGATTGAACATCTGATTTAATTCTTCATTTGCTAAAATATTACTTTTAATATATTCAAATCTGTCCTTGCTTGTATAATTACAATCTATTCTTATTACTTTACATCCATTCAATACGGCTAAGTCATCTTTTTGTTTATCAATATATTGAGATAATTCTTTAGATTGTCCCGAAAGAGTATTATCATTGCTATGAAAACCACCATCCATTTCAATAATAATTTTGTCACCGTTTTTCATAATGACATAATTATCATATCTACCATTGTGCTTATCATTATTAAAGTCAGTATATACACACCATTCTGGAGAATATTCACATTGGTGAGATAGTAGTTGATCCGATAATTGATTTAGGAGAAAATGTGATACTTTGTTAGGATAGCTAACCCCATCTGAACACATTGGACAAATCCCCAAATTTCTACTTAATTTAGCCAATAAATTTGTTGGAGTTTCTTTAAATTCATAATCAAATTTTTTGCATTTGTGCATCATTTTTTTACTTGAATATTTATATTCTTCTAATGGAAATACAAATGAATTCAATTCTTTAAGTTGTTTTCTATATGTAAAAGTATTTCTTTTACTTCCATTACAGATTTTACAACCACTTATTAAAACATTACGGGCAATATCATCCCATTCTTCATTATCTGCATCACATTTAAAATGTAAAACAGAGTTAAGCGTTTTTAATTCACCCGTGTATGATATATTTTTGTTTTTTCTATAAAGCCTTTCTTTAAATTCTTTATCAGTAATTGAACATGTGTGTTTTCCGCAATTAACACAAGGTCTTTTTCTCAGAAGATTTCCCGAAAAAATAGTATCTATATAACCACAATCTTTACACTTATATGTTATTTTAGAACCTTGACTTTTATATGTAGACAGTATTTCGATATATGGATTTATTTTATTAACTTGTTTTACAAAATCGTCATGACTTATTCTTAATAAAGAATCTCTATATTCCTTCTTTTCCTTTTTACACATAGGACAAGGAAATCTTCCGTTAAATAGGGCATCAGGCTTTGCAATAAATTCAATATTATGTTTTATACATAAATGTTTGATTTTTGTCTTTGCAGTCACATATTCCTCAATCGGAATAGCAGCTATTTCTTTTTCTAGTAACCTCTTTTTATATTCTTCATTACCGATTGACATAAACATTCTAACCTTCTTTCCCTAACCTCAAAACTTCATAAAAAGCGAGAGAGTGGGTGAGGTTAGTAACCCATAATCGGTAGCTACTCCGATTATTTCTCTCGCCTGATACAACTACTTGCGCAACGAACACAAAATGATCCTCTCATAGTCGTTATTATTTATTTCTACATTTCTGTTAAATTTTTCTCGTCATGACAGCACGTACAGACCTTTTTTCCTTTTTGCTGATTGGCTGGCAACGGTTTATTGCCAGATGATTGTGATTTTTTTCTTGGCATGTTGCCACTATCCTTTCATTTTCAAAGTTATTTGTTCAATTAAAAAAGACAGCCGTGATGACTGTCTGAAAACACATAGAGAGAATCGGACTCTCATTATTCGAGTGAGGGCGAATGTCTTACCGTTAGACGATATGTGTAGAGAAAATTATGTAATATATAGTTGATTTATATATTTTAAGGTCGTATAATTAACTTATTAAATTTTAACTACGAAAGGGGATATACATATGAAAGAGGAAAGTATTTTTTTGATTACTCCGTTGGGGGATGAAAATTCTCCCGAAAGATGTCATGCAGATAAATTATGGAATAGTGTATTTCAACCCTTGGAAAATAAATTATCAACCAACAATGTAAAGTGTAAATTTGTACGAAGTGACTTATTACCAGAAAGCGGAGATTCTCGAATTAAAAGAATTATGGATTTAATAAGAGAATCAAAGGGATGTATTGTTGATTTATATAAAATAAATAATTTGAATGTAATCTATGAAGTTGGATTAGCTCATTCTCAAGGAAAACGTGTATTTTTTTAAGATCTGATAAGATTAAAGAAGATGAAATCCCTTCTGATATTCGTCATTATGCAGATTATTATTACAAATATAAATTTGATGTTTTCAATGGAGAAGCATCTTCCGAAGTTGTTAATAGTATTTCTAAAAGAGTATCAGAAGTAGTTGCTGCAATGGTTTCTGGTTCAAATCTTTATCGGCCTAGTTTTTATGAACCAACTGATCAGTATCTTTCTAATGTTCTTGAAAGAATAGATGGCAAAATAAATAATTTAGAAAGATTATTAAGAGATTTTGGAACATCAAGCGAAGATGAAAGAACATTAGCACAATATATTATTGGAGAGAATGAAGCGTTTAGGGCTTTAACAGATGCTGTTCAAAAATCCAGTATATCTGCAAAAACAACACGTTTTTCTCCATATTCTGTTGTAGGAAGACAAAATACTTTCTTTAATGCAATAAATAATTTAATGTCTCAAAGTGTTCATCCTGAAACTTTTGAGCGAATAATTGCGGCTAATAATGTAGAAAAATTTAATGAAATTGCAAAACTCATGGCAAATAATACGGGGAAAAATTTCAAAATCTATATATCAAGAATAGAATATAGCTTTGAAATGGTTGTCATAGATGATGAAATAGTCTTCATTCATTTTAGAAAATATATTAATATGGCAGATGAAAGACCATCTGATCAACCAATTGCATTAATAACAGCAACTTTAAAGATTGAAAAGCGCATAATTGCAAATGAATTTTCTGCTATTTTCGACAGTATTAAAAACAATTCAAAGGACATTGTTTGTGTAATTGATTGTAGTAAATTAACAACTGAAAATTTGGGACAAGAGATAGATAAATACAGACAAAAATTCAATAATGCTGTTAAAGAATATGAGTCTGCAATAAATAAAAACTCTTAAAATGCAAACCCAATGAAACAATTCATTCAAGGCAGGATAGGGTAGTGGTTTACACAGCCACTACCTTTTTTGTATCCTTAAATTTTACCTCATGCATCTTAGTCAACATATTTTTGCGTTCTGTAAATCCCATATCCATAAGCAACAAAACCTGATTCTGTTGTTCCAGAAACAGCAATTCTTCATTATGTTCTTTCTTTAAATAATCGCGAATCAAATCATTTGACGCAACGCCATACTCCGATTTTAATTGCTGAGAAGTTTTCCCTGTAACAATAGCATTGAGCATATCAGCTTCCACAGCATAATCTGAACGGTATGCTTTCCTATGCCATAGTCTGAAACACCAATTATTGATTTCCTCAGACATTTTCTTATATTCTTCTTTTTCTGGATCTCTAATTTTCCACCAAGCTTTGTTGTCATGAACAATTTCTTCTAAAATGCGAAAATATCTTCTATACATTTTAGATATTTCTTTAGTTTCTTTATTAGTTCTTGGCAAAGCACCAATATACATAACAATGTCTTTTGCGCAATCTAATGTTAGCATGTAAGATCTAAATATACCTTCGCCAGATAATGAATTAAGCGAACGGTTTAAAACGTTCGCTTCATCAACAGCTGTATATTCAATTAATTTTGTCATTCTATTTGGTGTCCAGTCATCGACTTTACAATAGAATGATATATAACTATCTTTTTCAATATTTTCTGATTTTTCAATATTGTTTTTAGACCAATCATAAAAGTGGTTTTTTGAACCAATTTGGCTCCACAAATCAATTGCATTAATAGAATACTTTGCGATATCATTGTTTTCAAATAATACAGGTAGAGTTTGTTGACATTTTAATATTAGTTCAATGTCTTCATTATTTCTACCAAGACGTTCAAGTTCTTGTCGATTAAATTTTTTACTTTTCAATGTTTCTCCAATCTTCCACACTAAGCAGTAGACGCTAATATTTTGTTTATACGTTACTTGCAGATAACGCTTTGTTATCTCATATAGAGCGACTGCTGCAACAGTCACTCCAAATTGGAGAAATCTTATGAAAACAAAAAATTTACACAAGAAATAGGGTAGTAATCACCCTATATGAAATAACAATAAACAATATAAAAAGAGCCATGATATTTCACATGACTCTTTTACAAAATCTTATTAAATTCGCCCAATGAAATGCTTACTCTAAAACATGCCCCATAGGATTTGAACCCATATCTTGCAGATTTGGAGTCTGCCGCTTTACCAATTAACGCTAGAGGCATTTAAAGATAGGAGAGCAGTGATAAATACTACTCTCCGTAAATGTTTTACTCATTATCTAAATCCCATAAGAAATCAACACCATATTCTTTTACATCAACGAAATTTAACTGTGAAAGATTGTAGGTCTTTAAAAGTTCTATACATTTCTTTTCATACTCGGCAGGATCAGACTCCTCATAAATTACGCTTGAATATGTACCAAGTCCAACTTCTGTTGACACAGTCTTCATTTCATGCGTATCAGGATCTTCAACTTCTTCAGTTTTAGTTTCGGTATCTTCCTTTTTGATTTTTAAGTAATTCCACTTTTGCTTATCTTTTTCGTCTTGAATTAAAATTCTAAACATACTTCATCCCTCATTTCTCAAATAATTTCTTCAACAGTACCTTCAATATTAGCTGCATTCTGTTCTCGGGCTGCATCTACAAGCTTTTGAATTTCGCTCTTAACTTTATCAATCCAAATGATTGCTTTTGCCTTGCTTAAAATTTCTACATTAGAAATAGAAGATGTTAATTCCTTATCAGACATCTTATTGCTGTCCAATTTTAATTCAAGACTCAGATTCTCATCTACAACAAAAGACTTATCAATAAGTCCAATTTTAACTTCCTCACCGTCAGGATCATCGTCATCTACAATCGCTGGCATTCCATTAGTTACTTTAATTTTGGCAGAGAAATCAATATTTCCATACCTCAACACTTTTGTATAATCATGTAACGCTTCTTTTGTTTCGTCACTGATGTCGGTACATTTGATGCTTGCGATAACAACACCGTCATCAATATCAATATCTGTAGTTAACTGCATTTTTTATTCCTCCTCATATTTATTGCAAAGTATTATATAATTTTGATAGACCGATTATAAAATTCCTAAGAGTTTTCTTATCAACTGCACATTGCAGTTGGGGAATATCTGCTAAGACAGTATCACGGACTACTAAGTTCATCACATTTAAATTTTCATCTACCATCATTTCGGCTTTGGTTTGATCTCCAAGAAGCAGTTCAACTGATTCAACAGTTTGCCCAGAATCTTTTGACACTGTACGAACCTGACCTAATTGTAGTTGAAAATTATCTAAATTTAATTGCGGCATTTGTTCACCACCTTGTTTTTTTAGAAAAATAGGAGAGTATGAAACTCTCCTGAAATGTACATGAGTTTTTGAGGTGTTCATGCCCACAACTTCCCATAAACTCCACTATTGGAGAAGTAGATATACACATGGATTGCCTTTTTATTTAACCTCTCAACACTTACTATGGCAGTTGTCAGCCTGTTATAGTTTTAGGTATTACTATTGACGGTTTTAGATATTGGTTAAACCTTCTCCTAGATTACACCGACAAACTACGAACACGCCTGTAACGTTTATATGCTCCTAAAAGCATATAGGTTGGGTTTCACCATAAAAACTCATAATCGTTATACGAAAATAAGATTCCTTTTCTGCACTTGGTAGATAGGTAAATTAAGATGAAATTGGAGATTTATTGGTTATTTACTAAAACCAAACATTTCATCAATGAGTTCAGAACTGTGATTTTTTAAGTACTACTGTGTGGTTATTTATTTTCTTCTGCTAAAGCATTTTTAAGTTTATCAAGACTTTTCCATTTTTTATCTTTTGCTGTGTTGTCGTTATAAACATCCACAAGTTCAGATGAAGACCATTTTTGAAGTTCTTGTATTAACTCTTTTTCGAGTCCAATAGAGGATAAATATGATGTCCAGAAGTGCCTACCTGCATGTGGATACCAATGTTTTGTTAAATAATTATCCCACTTATCCATCCAACTACGAATTGTATCAACTGTTGCAGGATCACCATCACGTTTTATAAAAATGAAATTATGTTCTTTATTGTTTTTATCCATAATTTCTTTTCTTATTGGCAAATATTTTTCATAATATGGAACAAATATATCTTTAATAATATATCTTTCAATATATTTGCCGTCTACTCCACGGCCTTTTACTTTAATTTTAGAAGTAGTTTCTAAAAATAAACCATCAAAAGCAGTATTTTCATAATCAATCATATCAGTTGTAAAACGAACTAATTCACTGGCTCTTGCACCAGATGCCATTATTAATGCTAATAAACATTGTTCATTAACTTTTTCCTCTTTACCAAGTTTATCCATAAGATAATCAAGTTCTTCTTTTTTAAATATTGATTTTTCCCTTACATTTTCTTTTGGGAGTTTATCAACAAATTTAAGCAAATTGCGAAAATTAGGATATTTATCATCATAGAACTTTTCTATAAACTTTGATAATTCGGATAATGCGCTATGACACCGAGAGTATCTGTTAGCTTTCCAACCTAAATCAGTTATTCCAAAATCAAAGAAATCTTGCATCTCTAGTTTTTTCATACTCGTAAATAAAATATTATCGTTGTACAAATAGTTCCATGTAAAAAATATATTAAAATCTGACCGATAAGCCTGTACGGTATTTGGGCTTCTTTTTGT